GTGTCCTAAACGTACTAAAAAACCTACCCCCTTTGGAGCTATTGCATTGACGGCATAACAATTGAAGATTCCAATCATCATCGCTACCCCCTTGTGACCTTGGCACAATATGGTCAACGCTGTCGCCTTCATTGCCGCATTGCTGGCATACACCATTGTCTCGGTTGATGATGCGCTGTCTAATCTTGCGCCACCTTGTGGTGCTGCCTGTCTCTTTTAATGCACTCATTAATAATGCCCTACTCTTTCATGGAATCGCCAAGCATTACACATTGAACCATAACGATTTGTTATGTACTTGATTGTCGCATCTATTTGACGATAAGGGTCTAATGTCCTGTAATGCTCACTACGCATTTGACCTAAGCCATAGTGTGACCCGTTCTTGCTTTGTGGATTCCACCTTGATTCCTTGTAAATGATTTTGCTTAGGCACTTGTATTGCTCATAGTTAATTATCCTTGAGTGTGCATATAGCTTGTAATGGTCGATGCTTTTTGTCATTGCTTGTGCGGGTTGTGCCTGTAAAGCAAGCAAGGCCATGCTAAGGCATAGACCCCCCACAACCACCAGTCTCCGCAGCGAGCTAACAGCGCACACGCGCTCGCTTGCAGAGCTGGATGGTAGCAAGCCTGTCAAGCGATTAGCGTTATCCACAGAATTTCCAGCGTCGCCTCGGCGTGTTATCCACAGGTTATCCACAGGCCTCATTGATGCCCCCATCCGTCACCCTTGAAATGAACTGGGTTAGATTGCCACACTCTTGACATGATAAGCGTGCAATTATCGCAGTTTGGGATGACGTAAAGCTCATTAATGCCAGCTGATACGTTTTTGACTTGGCCACACATATCGCATCTAAACTCATAAATTGCCACTGTAAGCAGTCTCCTTATCAAGTATTGCAATGCCCATAACCCCACAACTATTGCATTGGATGACGTGGACATACTCCGGCAGCTTGTCGGTGACGCTACAAATGGTCTGCAACGTAACCCGCTTTTCTACGCGGCAGTTATACTCGATTTGCATAAATGCTCCTTTGTAGGTTGGCCATTGGATGTAAGTCCTGTTGACCTATCCACCAAGCCCCATCGCTGCGCTTGTGGGACGGCCTACGCGCCACATTAATAGGAATCCATCCGCATACGTAATAACGCGGCATTGAACCGGTTACAAGGACTGCAATGTCCTCGGCTCTGTCATGGTCACGCAGGATTAGGCAACCATCTTGCCACTTTGTCCATTTGACCTCGATGTTGCTGCCTACGTCGGCTTTTTCTTTGTAGCCATCAAGATTGACCGGCTTGCCAAAGTATTTTGCAACGGCCATTTCTGCCCCTATGGCTTCACTTTGTTGTGCGACAAATGCTGGAAAGTTAAGGTTTTCGCGGTCTGTCTGATAATTGCGCTTAACCCACTTGCCTTCCCATTGTCCTCGATACTCTAAAGCTCTTTCCAAACCTTTTGCCGTGATGGCAATTTGAGCATCGTTATCTAAGTCCACGCGTATCATTTGCAATCCTCGCATAACCAAATCATGGCCAATCCATCGGCTTTTACATAAAAACCGGTAGCTAACGGCTTGGGCTTTTCGCAATCATCACAAATGGCAAATTCCCCAGCCTTGAAAATTTGAACGTAACCCATTAGATGCGCTCCTTCCATTTTCCGTCGCTTGTGAGCACGTACCAAACGGCCGGACATTGATTAGCCTTGACCTTTTCCGCGCAGACATGTCCACGATAAGGCTTGCCGTTTTTGTCGCCTTCTTTTAGCAACATGTGACCATGCTTACAAATAGGGGACTCTGAAACAAGCTCACCGCCTAGCTGCTCGGCTACTTGCGTTACAGCACTTTTGGCCGTTGTAAACCCTTCTTCCCAAATTGGCTTAGCCCAAGGGTCGTCCTCGATAAATGCCTTTGGCATTGTCTCAACTTGAGTCATGTCCTCACGGCTTGGCTTTTCGTCCGTGCCTAGGACTACGCTTGCGCAACGGCCTATCGCGCTGCTCACTGTGTCCTCGACGTACCAACGCTTCATTTGGACGTTGTAAGCCCCAACCATGCCATGAGCGTAATCAATCGCCGCTGGCTTTTCGTCCTCATAATGGCGGTAGATACGGCACTCGATGAGGATAAAACCCTTTTCCGGATTCCAGTCGATGATTGATGTCTCAATGCGGTTGGTTGGAAATGTAGCGTGCAGCCTTTTGACCTTTTGGTTGACTGTCTCGTAGTTGTCTAGGAATCCCATTAGCGTGACTCCAAGCTCTTACGTGCCGCTATTTTGCCGCGAATAAATCCTTCGCGCTTGCCTTCTTTTAGCCCAACTGTGTAACCCGTTGTAAAGCCAATCCCGACGCCTAAAAGCATCCACATGGCCGTTTCTGCAAGTGTATACATTTTGCTCCCGTTTCAGGCAGCTACTTAGCTTCGCTCCCTGCCATAACTGTGGGGCATGAGTACGACAAGGTCAAGAATCAGGCGTGTTTTTCGGCGTGTCGGCTGGCTTTTCGGTTGGCTTATCCTTCAAGCCGTTCGATGCCAAAACCGACCCAAGCGCGCCGGTTAGGAAAACTGTTAATGTGGTAAGCAAATCAATAAAGGCTTTGTCGTTTGGAGCTTGTGAGCCTAAAGGCTGGGTGACAAAAATCAAGGCGTAAAGCATCCCAAAAATGCTCATCATAAAGACCAAAGATAGGGTGATGCCGATAAACACAATTAATCGAGCTTTAAGCTGCTCGTTGGTATATCTACGGCTTTCCTTGCGGCTCAAAAGTGTCTCCATATATGTCTTTTGTGCATGTGCCATTGCTAATGCATTGAGGCGGGTTGCACTCCGGCTTTTCCCAATTTTCAAACTCTTGGCATGGATAGCGCGTCCAGCCGTCATAACGGCCACAACCGGTTAGCCCTAGAAACAGGAATCCAAATAGGGCTAACCGGAGTGACCTTTGGCTCACTTCCCCTTGAGACCAAAACTTGAGTCGTTTGGATTAAGCGCACGCAAAACCACTGGCAAAACAGCTGCAAGACCAGCACTAGCAATTGCCTTTGGGTCGGTTACGCCGGCCATATAAACGGCGACCGCAGCTGCTAGAAATGAGCGCGCCCATGATGCAGTCATCAATTTTGCTTGATTCATTTTTTAACCTTCTTTGGCTTGGATTGTGGTATTTCCACTACTGGCATTTCACCTTTGTAAGGCACATATTTAGGCCGACCAAATCCCACAACCTCTTTACCGATTGTGCGTTGCTTGACCATCACCATGCCACCATTACGTTGGTCGCCAGTTCCCGATGTATTGCCTTCGATGCATGTAACGACGTTGCCTGATACGGCTACAACAATGCCGACATGACTTATGCGGTCGATGCCATCGTGAGGAAAGTCCATAAATGCCAAATCGCCGGCAACTGGGGTTGTGTGCCAACGTGACGTTTCCTTAAACTTATGCGCGCCTACTGCCGTGCCTACAACGCTGTGAACCTTAACCCCAGCTTGTGCCAGTACCCAATTACAAAATGACCCGCACCAAGGCAAGCCGTCGGCTTTCATAAATTTGCCGTACTTTGTGAGGTTATCGCCTTCCTCGACTGTACCAACCTCGGCATTTGCAATGCTAATTGCTAGGGCTGCCGTGCCTTGTGGGTAGGTCATTTGATTAACAATGCCGCTTCTTCGAGTGTAATTCCTAATCGATTAAGTAATGCCGTTTTTGCGGCCATATTATCGATTTCAGATTGAACCATTTTTGCAATTTCGGCATCTACTTGCGTTTTTGTAGGGGCTTTGACACCTTCGGTATGGATTACCAAAGTGGATAAGTCATCGCCGGACATTGTCCATTGAGCTTCGCCAAGTAGTGATTTTAATGCTTTAGTAGTTTCCAAAATCATTATGCACCAATTTCCATAAGAGTAATTACTGAAGCTCCACCATTGTTGTAGTACACAATGCCGGTGTTTGCAGTATTGCCAACTTTGCCCTGTGTTTTATATGTAACCGCTGAAGTTGTAGATGGTGAATCAAGATAAGTCAATGGAACTATGCCACCCATTTGTATACCACCAGAAGGCGCGGTCGTATTGATATTTCCGGCATCTGGCCCTGTGGTCAGAATTGCTGTTGAGCCTCTCATAATTTGCAACTTGTGGTCTTGATAGTTTGCTTCACGAATAAACACATAATCTTGGTTAATAAAAATAAGAATCTGTGATGAAGTCGAAGATGGTGTGATACTGAGTGACAAACCGGTATCTGTAAAAGTTGTTGAAGCTATTGTCGTAGTCGTAGAGTAGGTCGCTTGAACTACTTGTAGAATTTTGCCGCCGCCAGCTGCGGCAGCCCATTTAACTCCCGTTGCGGCGGTTGAATCTGCTGTCAACACATGCCCATTAGTACCAACAGCTAAACGCGCTGGTGTATCATTTGCTGTCGCAACGATTAAATCACCTTTTGCATCCACAATAGAATTTTGAATTGCGTTTGAATCATCTTGTGCAACCCAAATAAAGTCCATGTCGGTATTGCTATTTTTTGCAAGCACTTGACCGGATGTGCCGCCTTTTAAATCCAATAATGACGCATCGATTGCGTCTCCAAGTGCTTCGATGGCTGTTGCCCCGTCTTTGACAAGGTCTGTCGACGTCGGTACTGGCCAGTTAAAATTCGGCGTTACTGTTGCCATTATGCTACTGCTCCAATCGCTTGTAACCATGTCATCGTTGGGCTAAGGGTTGCCCACGTTTCCGCTGGATTCACTCCCTGCCATTTTACGGCAACTTGGCTGAAATTGACCGGAGACGCGTTAAACGTAATGGTCAAATTATTAAGGCTTGTCCTAAACGTCCAGCCTTCGACGTAGCCTTCAAATGACCCGCCTGCGATGTTTGACGGCAAGTTTTGAATCCAAACCGGCAACCCCATAAAAACGTTGATTAAGGCATCTCGGTCTGCGTCATCGATTTCAGGGTTGCCAAGCTCAAAAGTAATACTCTGGAATTTTGGAAATGGGTCGGCGCGTAGGGCAACGATGCGGTCGGCAAAAATTTCTGCGTCGGCAGTGTCTTTGATGCTCGATAGGAAGGCTTCGCCATATAGCCCGTAATCGGATTGGCTTTGGGCATCTTCGGCCGTGTAAGTGCTGTTGGCATTGTTGCCGTAGGTAATGACGTATTTGTTGCGGATGTCGCCCGCACGGGTAGTTACCGCTAAACCCCGCCCATTGGCATGATTGGCGTCAAGGGTGACATAACCATTGGCCGCAAGGTAATCCTGCCTATGGGTTGAGTCCGCATAACCAATGTTGCCGTTGGCATCTTCATAAAGATAGCCCAATGCAGAATTAGCAATTTGAGCGCACAAGCTGTAAACGTCGGTTTCTTGAGCCGACCTTGAAATCATAAGAAAATCTCCGGGGCGGTCGATTTGCCCAAGCCCAAGATTTAACGCTTGCGCCCATGTTTCGGTTGAATTGTACGTCGCCCATGTCGTAGCGGCCGGCACGTCTAACCACTCACCTAATAGGTAGTTTTTAAGCAATGAATAAATTTGGTCGCCATCTTCATCTTGAGACAAAATGCCATCGTCAACAATTTTTGGCAATTTAGATAATGCGCCAAGAGCTGTAATTTGTGCAGCTGTCGTAAAACCTAAACCGCCGGTCTGCTCGACTGCAACTGTAAAGTCTGAAATGTAGCCGCCAAATATAGGCACAAATGCGCCGGTTGAATCTGTGACCTCGATGGTAATACCCGTACCCACTGTAAAGTTGTAAATGTCATTATTAAAATTGAGCAATTGAAGCTGGCAATACCCCGCCACTGGCTGTTGATAAATGTCCGTGCGGCCTGATTGAATTGTCAAGTTTGCAAGCGTGACGTCCGTAAGCTCAACGGAATTGATTAGGACTTTATAGACGGGCGTGTATTGGGTCATGCAAATACAAGTCCCGACCCGCCAAGCGTGCCACGTGCGGATGAATCATTTAACAATCCCACAATTTGGCGGGCTGTTGATTCAGGGTCGATTGCCCCGTTGACTGTAATGCTTGTAGTTCTGCCAGCTGCAAAAGCGCGTAAACGGGCATCTGAATCCATAATTTCGGGTGACAAGCTTGGGGTTGGCGTCGTGGCTGCCGTTACAAATCCTGCATTTTGTATGGCCGGAGACGACATTGATGCGCCGCTAAAAAAGTTACCTATTGAACCGGAGACGCCTCTTATCGCGTCCACGATGCTTTTAATGCGGTTGTACACATTGGTTAAAATGCTGACAAATCTTGCAAAATTGTCAATGGCGTCTGAAATAAAATCACCTAATAATCTGATTGCCCCACCTAAGATTTTTCCCAAAACTGGCGCAAGGGTGTCACGGGCAAATTCACCAATTTTTTGCATAAGATTGAAAAATGGTTGTAGCTCATCATTATTACGTTCTAATGAACCGCGCACGCTATCAAATGCCGCTTTAAGGCCATTGATAATTGGTTGAATAAATCTTAAGACTGGCTGTAACTTATCGCCAAGATTACTTGTAAAGTCCGCAATGGCTGGGATAACTTGATTTACCACTACTGTTACAAATGGGGTAATCGCGTCAAGAATAAATGCCCCAACTGTTTCTTTACCTTCATCAAAGGCAATTTGTAAACGCGTTAATTTGCCTTGAAAGGTGTCGGCTTGGGTTGATGCTTGATTAGCAAAAGTGCTGGCCAATTTGGCCGTGACTTCATCCATGCTCATTGTTTTGAGCTGCGCAGTTGATAAGCCGACGCCTAGTTTGCCAAGTGCAGTTGTGTTGCCTTCGGCGGCCTTTGCCATAGCGTTGGTAACGGCTTCAAGCGATTTGCCTGACCCTGCCGCTACGTCAATGGCAATTGTTTGAAGCTTTTGTGCTTTTTCCACATCGCCAGTTGCACGGGCTAAACGTTCAAGGCTTGGGCGAAGCTCATCGTCCGTAACGCCAAAGGCCAAGGATGTTTGCGTGATGTAATCCTCGGTGGCCGCTATTTGGGCATTTGTAGCCCCTGTGACGTTCTTTAAGGTTAGGGCTAGCTTTTCCTGTGCGGCTGCATCCTCAATGGCTGATTTGACCCCGTCAATGGCTAATTTGCCCGCATAGGCGACTGCGGCTGCCCCAGCTGCGGCAAACGCTAGGCCTGCCTTCTTGCCAAAGTCTCCGACCTTATCGCCAAACCCCTTAACTTCGTTGTCGGCTGATTTGAGGTTTTTATTAAAGTTATCAACGTCGGCTAATAGCTTGAGCGTTAATGCGCGTGTACCCGTTGCCATTAGCCCCACTCCTTCAGAATCTTGTTAAATGCTGCGCTCCAACGCTCGACAATTTCCGGCTGGATTTTGCGCAACGTTGGATAGATAAACCAACCGCGTGAGCCACGGCCTTGACGACCTGACCACACTGGGAACTGCTTGTACTTATTTGAGCCAAATTCTGACCCGCCCCAAATGTCTCGCGTGGTCGCCCCGCCGCTAAACTTTTGAGACGCAAACCCATAAGTGATTTCGCCAATCTTGCTTGACTTTTTAACCCGTGCGCCACTGGCAATCCGGCCTGCTACTGCTCGACTCTGTAGCCCATTGGCAGTCCCGATAACTTGAGTCCGCGCGTAATCGGCTAAATTACCGGACTGCCTTTTAGCTTCATCTTGTGCAGCTTCATCCATATTTTTTAACGCCTTAAACACGGCACGCAGTTCGGTTTGGTCAAGAGCTATTGGGTCGGTCACTTTGTCCTCGCTTCCAATATCTCAACTGCGGTCAATATGTCCTCGGCTGTTTGCCAATGAACCATAGGGATTTGCGTGGCAATTGCCAGCTCAACAATTAGTCGGCTGACACTTCCGCGCTCATGGCTTTTGGGTCGCCTTCACCAACTTCGACGTCTGCAACTGATTCCATCCAAGCATCAAATGGCTTGGTCGGCTTACTGCCTGCGTCTCGCTTCATGGCTAGGTGTGCAACGAATAAAATGTCCCACATGCCGCCAAACTGGGAAATGACCTTTTTGGTGGTCATCTCCCAGCGGGCGTAATCAGGCGGGCGCACCATATAGGTTGCATCTGTCCCATCATTGTATTTAATTGTTATTTGCTGTTGCATTTGTTTGCTCCCGTCGTTTGTTTTTAGCTAAAAGTCTCTGTGACTTCGCCCTTTGGTACTAGGAAAGTGTAAGACACTGTCTGCGCGTCCATGCCTGACCCGCCCACTGTTGGGTAGGAAGGCTTAATTGGAAACACAAATTGCGCTCCGGTTGCGGCA